TGAGGCGGCTCACGTCGAGGCCCTCGACGAACTTTGGACAGCGCTATATCCCACTCTCTCAACGGGAGGTCGCTGTATTGCTCTGTCTACTCCCAATGGAGTGGGAAACTGGTTTCATAAAACGTGCGTAGAGGCTGAGGCCGGCATTAATGCTTTTAACATGACCACCCTATTGTGGGACGTTCACCCAGATCGAGACCAGCTGTGGTTCGAAAAAGAAACGCAAAACATGTCCACTCGTCAAATCGCGCAGGAACTAGAGTGCAACTTTAATGTGTCTGGAGAGACCGTTATACATCCTGACGATTTAGCTCATTATATGAAAACCTCTAAAGAGCCTAAATATCGTACCGGTTTCGATCGCAACTATTGGATTTGGGAAGAATACCAAGACGGCGCCCCATATCTTTTATCAGCCGACATAGCCCGAGGAGACGGTCAGGACAACTCTGCGTTTCATGTGTTTAAGCTTGATACTATGGAAATAGTGGCTGAATATATTGGAAAACCAAACCCGGATGACTATGCAGATATATTATATGATGCGGGCAAAGAGTACGGTTCTTGTATGATTGTGGCAGAAAACAACAATATAGGGTTCGCGGTCCTTAATAAACTTAAAGACAAAGGATATAATAACGTATATCACTCTACAAAATCCTCTCATGAATATGTCGACCCCATCCAGGCACAGTGGCAATCTAATATTGTTCCGGGGTTTACTACATCGAGTAAGACGAGGCCTTTGGTTATCGCAAAGATGGAAGAGTTTATGAGGAACAAACTAATTAAGATTAACTCTAATCGATTATTATCAGAGATGAAAACTTTTATTTGGCATAACGGCCGCGCACAAGCAATGAGATCCTATAACGATGATTTAATTATGTCGTTTGCTATAGGTTGTTGGGTAAGAGATACAGTACTGGTCGAGAACCAAAAAATGAGCGAATATAATAAGAGTGCTCTCCTCTCAATGTCAACGTCAACAAGGAAAATGAACACCACAATTCCTGGGATGGTGGGGCATAAAAGAAGTACCACAGAAACACGTCTTGAAAAGGCTATTAAGTTTAATGAACAATACGCCGCGATTATTAAAGGATAGATAAATGGCTGATAAGAAGAAGAAAACAGACCATCGCAATAACCCGAGAAACCCAGCTGCCCCCCTCTTTAAAAGGCTTACAAGGTTATTCTCGGGCCCTCTTATCAACTACAGGGCTCAGTTTACGCGTGAGGATCGTCGCTCCGCTTTAGATAAATATCAATATCGTTTTAAGAGCATGAGCGGCCATCAGTTCAAACGCTCCGCAGATAATCTTTCTCGTAACTATAATATGATGACATCCGCGGCAATGCGGAATCAAAATCGTAATGAGCGTTATATCGATTTTGATCAGATGGAGTTCATGCCCGAGATTGCTTCGGCGATGGATATTTATGCCGACGAGATGACTACATCTAATGAGTTTAATAAACTGGTGAAGATTGATTGTCGCAACGATGAGATTAAAAGTATTATAGAGGCTCTCTTTTACGATGCGCTCAACATTGAGTTCAATGCCTTTGGGTGGGCCCGAACGATGTGTAAATACGGAGACTTTTTCTTGTATTTGGACATCGATGAGGTGTTGGGGGTTAAAAGTGTGATTGGTCTTCCGTCTGGCGAGGTAGAACGCCTAGAAGGACAGGACCCCACCAACCCCAACTATGTCCAGTATCAGTGGAACTCGGCGAATATGACGTTCGAGAACTGGCAGTGCGCTCACTTTAGGATTCTTGGAAACGACAAGCATGCTCCATATGGAACATCAGTGTTGGACCCTGCGCGCCGGATTTGGCGTCAGCTTGTGTTGATTGAGGATGCCATGCTGGCTTATCGTGTCGTACGCGCCCCGGAGCGACGTGTCTTTAAAATCGATGTGGGAAATATTGCTCCTCAAGATGTTGAACAGTATATGGAAAAGGTGAAGACCTCTCTGAAAAGAAACTCACTGGTAGATGCCAGCACTGGCCGTGTCGATCTACGATATAATCCACTATCCGTCGAAGAGGATTACTTCGTTCCTATGCGCGGTGGAGTCGGCTCTGATATTAGTACCCTGGCTGGAGCATCTCAACTTAATGATATTGATGATGTGAAGTACATTCGGGACAAGTTATTTTCTGCTATCAAGATTCCTCATTCATATTTGACAATGACTGAGGGAGGTGATGAGGACAAGTCTACATTGGCCCAAAAAGATATTCGATTTGCACGCACTATTCAACGCTTACAGCGCGCCTTTATGTCAGAACTGGAGAAGATTGCGGTAGTGCACTTGTTTACGTTGGGCTTCCGAGGCCCAGATTTGATTTCTTTTAAGTTGTCGTTGAACAACCCATCCAAGCTCGCGGAGCTACAGGAAATAGAATATATTCGTACCAAGTTTGACCTGGCAAATAATGTGGTTGAAGGGATGTTCAGTAAACACTGGATCGCGGAAAACATTTTGCGCATGACCGACGAAGAGTTCTTGCGTAATCAGCGCGAAGCATTTTATGATCGAAAGTATCAAGCAGATTTGGATGCTATTTCGGAGATGGGTGCTGCCATGGCCGCGGGGGGCATGCCCGGCGAGATGGGGGCAGGTATGGCTGGGGGAGAAATGCCACCGATGGAAGGAGAGATGCCCCCAGAAGGAGAGGTACCCCCAGAGGGCGCCCCGCCTGAAGAGGGAGACGATTCCTCTCTTCTCGCCGCGCCGGCCCGCCGAGAAGATGATCCCACATCGGCCAGCACGCAGCCGCAGGCTAAGGGAAAGAAGTATTATAGAAAGAAGGATGACACTCGCAAGGTGAGAAAGGCCGGCCCTACCACTCGGAAGATGCGCAGCCATGCGCGCCAAGGAGGAAAAACAGCGCCCCGAAACGTTTTCCCGGGCCGCGATGAGGGCCCGAGTACGCTCCTAAATACTAATGCGCTGTATGAAGAACATCCTTCTATTTATATAGAGGACGATGACGAAGTAAAATTATTTGAGAGTACTAGAGACATTCGTAAACTAATTACCGAGATGGAAGAGAAAGAAGCGGAGATTAAAACAAGTGAAAGTAAAGCACAATAAAAAGAGAAATACGGCATTTTTATATGAGGTTCTTGTTAAGGAGTTAACCAGGGCTGTAGTTAACAAAGATGCACGTTCCAAAAGATTTGTGGGGGCCCTGATAAAGGAATCCTTTAGCGCGCGCTCAATTCTCGGCGCCGAACTAGAGTGCTATAATACACTTTTAGATACCACTGGTCTGGAGTTACATGTTGCAGAAAAGCTTTTACAAGAAACCAAGGTATTCCGGAGTCAGCTAGACGGAAAAAGAATCTTTGATCGTCAAACTAAAATAATTAATAAGATAAATAAAACTCTTTCCAAAGAGGCGTGGGGCGCTTTTATACCCAACTTTAAATCTCTTGCTACGGTGGCTGCTATTTTTAATAGCGCGACACCCGTTAAACAGCGTGTGCTGCACGAAGATACAATGATTAAGCGTATGCATATGCCAGAGAAAGTGGAAGAAAGTAATCTCGTGCCTATTGATAACCTGGTTTATCGCGCCTTTGTAAATAAGTTTAACACTCAATATAACGCGCTTCTAAGTGAGCAAAAGCAGCTGCTCGGAAGGTATATCTCTTCTTTTACAGATAACGGCCTAGAGCTCAAACTTTATTTAAGCGAAGAAATAGGGCGCCTTAAAATAAAAATAAAAGATTCTTTGAAAATGGAAGAGATTTACTCGGATGAAAAAATGGTAGACAAAACCAAACAGGTGTTGGCCATTCTTGAAGGGTTTAGGGACGCGTCTCCAACTCAAGAAGTTGTTTCCCGAATATTAAGTATTCAACAGCTTGTGCGGGAAATCGACACCGATGATTAATATTAAAATAGGAGGTGCGCAGGCACAAATTGAACTCCAGGCGCGCCAAACGCTGGAGGGAAATCTTTTAATTATGGATCATGATTTAATTGATATTGTATTGTTGCCCGAGAGCAATAAAGTAATAGCGTTTCCCAAAAGCAAAGCAGCCGATGAGGCTTATGGAACTCAGGCTCGATTTTTTGATTTTTTGGCCGACAAGGGAGTGATCACGCGGGAGAGCATCCGAGGGGGAAACATTTTTAATTCCCTCGAGGGGATCGTACCAGAAAGTAAAAGAGTTAATTCTTTACAGGCGGTACTGTATGTTATGTCAGAGTTCTTATCGGTCGAATCAAAGGCCAAGAAGGCGGCCGATGCATATGAACACAACCTAGAAAAATACTTTGTAGAACCCTCCGACCTGGACTCGACAGAACTCGGGGAAGTGCCGCAAGGGGCTCAGAAGGGTGCGATGGTGCCTGGATATTATTACATTCCACTTCGCTATAAGATGTAATGCAAGTTATAATGTGGCCCGTTCTTGAAAGTGTGGTGCTTTTTGTTCTCTGTGCTTATGGACTTACTCAACTCCTCTGTTTTTCAAAGATTTTAGATCGCATTAGACCTAAACATTATTTCTTTTCTTGCCCTATGTGCATAGGATTTTGGGTTGGCGTTTTTCTATGGGGAATTAATAGCTATACGGAACTATTTATGTTTGATAGCACGAGTCTCACAACGGGATTTTTGCTTGGCTGCCTGAGTTCGGGTACATCATATATTTTAAATGTGGTTATCTGCGACGATGGAATACAAATAGGAAGAGGAGAACGACATGACTAAATGGATGTTACAACCGGTTCGACGCTGTTGCAAGGGCAGTTGACTGCTTTAAAGGAATAATATAATGGCTAAGCAACTTTTACGAGAATATTATGAGCTGTGCGATGGGGGGGTGTGCCAAGATCTTCTCACCGAAGTAGAAAAGAAGTTTGTCGCCGACGGCGGAATGATGCTGTCTGGCTTGATGCAGATGGCCGAAACCCAAAATGGCAATGGCCGCGTGTATCCTCAAAAGATTTTAGAACGAGAAGTCAAAAACTATAATAAGATCGTGGAAGACAGGCGCGCCCTTGGCGAACTCGACCATCCGGAGGAATCGGTCATCAACTTGCGAAATGCCTCACATATGATTACAGAAATCTGGATGGAGGGCCCCGAAGTAAAGGGCAAGATGAAGGTTCTAGAAACCCCTAGTGGCAAGATTCTGCGTTCTCTTGTAGAGTCCGGAGTCTCCATTGGTATCTCTTCTCGGGGCTTAGGCTCAGTCAAAGAAACTATGGGTAAGACCATAGTAGAAGATGACTTTCAACTTATTTGTTTTGATGTAGTATCAGAGCCCTCGACTCCCGGCGCGTTTATGATGCGAGAAAACAAGAATCGACTCAACGAAGTTTTTACTAAAGCTGATCGCATTAACCGCGCCTTGAATGAAGTGTTAAAAGATTAATGAACAAAGCAGAGCTGAAAAGACTCCTTAAACCTCTTATAAAAGAGTGTATTAAGGAGGTGATATTTGAAGATGGTGTTCTGTCTGGCATAGTTTCGGAAGTTGCGACCGGCATTTCTGCGAATGTCCCCCTTGTGGAAACACGTAGCGCTCCGCCCCTCCATGAAAAAAAGTTTGGTGCGCTGCGTCAGCAGTCATTGAACGAACAGAAAGAAAAGATAGACGAGCATCGAAAAAAACTTTTAGATGCAGTTGGAACCAATGCATATAATGGAGTGAATTTGTTTGAAGGAACGGCGCCCCTTACCGGCCCGGGCCCGAAACCGGGCTCGTCACCAGCGCCACAGGGTCCCCTAACGGGGATGGCGCCAGGCGATGCTGGTGTGGATATCTCTAATCTTTTTGGTACTGTAGGGAGTAACTGGAAAGCCCATATGGGGTCAGGAAAGTAGGAAGAAACAGTGGCAGCAAACGTTATAGTAGAGTCTCGGTACAATGAAAATTCAGAAAGGCTTATTCGCAGATTTATAAAAAAAGTTAAGAGAGAGGGCATCCTTGAACGACACCGTGATCGATGCTCTCACCACATTAAACCATCTGTCAAAAAGAAAATTAAACAGAAAAAAGCCCGCAGAGAAAAGGAGCGCTTAGAAAGAAAGCGCAATAAAAGGAAATAGTTGTATTATAATACTATTTAATGTAGTCTGGAGAGATAAGTATGCCCAATTTTCAATATAAGGCCGGCCTGATGAACGTCGGCTCATACCAGGTGTCGGGAAAACCTTTTGTGAGCGGGGGAATTGATGCCACCGCGACGATCGACACGTTTGAGGTGGAGTTTCCTAAAGTGACCCGGTGGGTGATAATAAAAAATAATGACGATGCGCTGCTTAAAGTTGGTTTTTCGGCTGCCGGCGTAGCCTCCGGGAGTAACTATTTTACAGTGCATAGCGGATCAACTAGTCCACGTCTGGAGCTAAAACTCACCTCGGTATTTCTTACGGGGTCTAGCGACATCGATGTTATCGCGGGCCTCACCTATATAGAGCGCGAGGCCATTAATAACGGCGCCGTTTCGCCGGGGGGCTCTAACTGGACTGGTTCAGCCGGAGTAGGTTAAACAGTTATGGCTTCGAACTGGGCATACGTTGGGTGTTCCGACTTTGCTACGGGCAGCGGTCCGACCGGATCCGTTCAATTCCATGGTCCGGATACGTCTATTACCGGCAGCTACAACTTCATGTTTCACACGGCCTCTTACGAGGGCCTTGCTCCTAACACTTTAGTATTAACTGGTACTTTGGTGGTTACGGGCACCATTTCAGCCAGCCATTATCATATTAAAGACGTCACGACGATCGACGGCACCGGCTCTACGAAGTTCGGTGATTCTCTAGACGACACACACATACGTACGGGATCCCTTCTGGTCTCCAGTTCGTATACAAATCCCACGTCTTTTATGACTCAGCGCGTAGGCATTGGGACCTTAAACCCTTCAGGAACTCTTCACATTCAAGTGGGGGCCGGCGCCGGCGCCAGAGCTCATGTCTATTATGATGATCTTGTTATTGAGAGCGCCGGGGGCGCCGGGATGTCGATTTTGACTCCTGGTGATGCTAGTGATTATGCAGGATATACGATGGGAACTCCCGGGAACCCAATCGCGGCCACCTTCGCGCTGGACAACAACAACAGCTATAGTAGTATTGGGTCTGTGACGACGGGACATTCTTTTAAACTTCAGTCGGGCATCGGCGCCGACGCTCTTATTCTCGACGCCAACCAAAACGTCACAGCTTCTCAGAATCTGATTGTAACGGACGCCATTCTTGTCGACCCGGCCGCCGGAGCCTCTGAGCTTTCTGCCGGTGTTGTTTCTGCTTCAGCAGGCATCACCGGGTCTGCTTTCTTGGCTGACGGGGCGGTGTCCGCGGGCAATATTGTTTCTTCATTGATTAATTCCGCAGCCGATATTACTCTTGATGCTGGGGGCAATGATATTAGGTTCAGGGATGGGTCGGGATATGATGTTGGTACCATTACCATGGGCGGTTCTTACGCACAGACTGCTTTGATAATATCGGCATCTCTTGATGATAGTGGATTAGAGCTTGTTGGTCCGGGAGGACCATCCGATGTTAGTGTTCTCACTCAGCGTAATATTCTTCTTACAACCACCTCTAGTCTCGGAGAAGTGCGAGTCGTAGGCGTCCTTACTGCCTCCGCCGGCATCACCGGTTCTGCCTTCAAGGCCGCTGGTGACGTTTCGGCTGGTGCGTTCTATGGCGATGGCTCCGGCTTGACCGGCATAGGCGGCGGCTTATTTACCGCTATCGATGGTTCTAATGCCTACATCACCAGCAGCGTGGCCATCGGAGGAACAACAGCACCAGATCATACGTTGTCCGTTTCGGGTACTATTTCTGCATCGGCAGAGGTTTCCGCTTCTATTTTCTATGGCAGCGGTATGGGGCTTTCTCCGGTTCCGGCCGGGACGACGAACCCTTATAGGATTTTGACTAGCGATGGTTCGGGCAATGGCAGGCTTGGTGATAATAGCAGCGATGCTATGATCACGGCCACCCATTTCTTTATGGGAATGTCCGGCACTCCTACATTTGTAAGTGCCTTTACCGGATCGGTGGTAATATCTGGCACTTACGGCATCGGAGGCGCCCCAAGTCAGACGCTGCTTGATGTGTATGGGGTTAATAGTGGTTCAATACTATTTGTAACCGGTTCTAATCGTGTGGGTATCGGAACCAGTTCCCCAGACACGTTGCTGCATCTGTATTCTGATTCTCCAAGCGCGCCGGTATTGAAGATTGAGAACGAACAAGGGGGATCAAATCCCGTATCGGTACAGCTGTTGCGAAATACATCGTCGCCGGCAGATGATGATTTTATTGGTCAAATAGATTTCCGAAGCATGAATGATGCGGGCACCCCCGAAGAGGTGTTATATGCCTACGTTACGGCACTCTCTACTGACATTACAGATGGCGAAGAAGATGGAGAACTTCAGTTCCACACAATGAAAGCTGGAGTTCTGAACAACACAATGACTTTACAGTCGGGCCTGGTTGGCATTGGAAGCGGCACCCCCACTCATGAACTAGAGGTGGTGGGAGCTATTTCTGCCTCCGCCGCTGTTTCTGCTTCTGCTTATTATGGCCGCAGACTGCACATGGGTACCGATACAGTAAACACCGGTCTTTTGTCTGTTGTAGCTGGCGGAACGAGGAACGAAGCCACAGACGACTATGCTGTAGTTGCTGGAGGTTATGATAATACGGCCACCGCCACATATACGTTCGTAGGCGGCGGCATACAAAATAATGCGACGGCCACCCAGGCTTCGGTGGTCGGCGGCAACGGTAATGATGTCACACAGCAGCAATCTTTTATCGGCGGCGGCGCGAGTAACACAGTTGCTGCAGCAGCCAGCGCCATTGTCGGGGGTAGTGGGAATCGAGTGGATGCCGGCGATGCATTTATTGGGGCAGGCAACACTAATTATAATACGGGACAGTTTGGCGCCCTCTGCGCAGGCTATAATAATGTAGTAGGCGGTTCTTATTCATTCGTCGGTGCTGGCAAAGAGTGCACAGCATCTGCTGCTTATGCAGTAGTTGGCGGGGGCTATAGAAATAAGACCACAGGCGACTATGGCGCCGTCTTGGGAGGCCTTAATAATACATCAAGCGCCCAGCGCGCATTTGTCTTAGGCACCTCTGGGTCTAATGTCAGCGGAAAGGATTCCATTGCGATTGGATCCGATCTTACGATTACCGAAAGGCGTTATATCGTCATAGGGAGTAGCGTTGCTGGAACATCTATAGTGCTATCCGGTTCTACAACCGCATATGGCGCGGTTTCTGCGACAGCAGGCCTTACAGGCTCGGCTGTTAAGGTCGATGGCGCGGTTTCAGGTGGAGTCTTTTACGGAGACGGCTCTAATCTCTCCGGTGTTTCGGGCTTTCCGTTCACTGGCGACGCGGAGATTACCGGGACTTTGGCGATTACCGGATCCGGGAATAGTGAACTACTGGCGGTTGCTGCTACCGGACAGCCCACTCTTTTTGAAATCGGACCCTTTGGAGAGACATCTGCGCAGCATATATCGGCCTCTGTTAACGTGTCAGCATCCGCTTTCTATGCTGGAAACTTGTATGTAGGCAAGAATGGCGTAACCTATCCCGAAGTTAAAAGTTCTACTGGAGGCCTGTATCTGGATGGCAACGGTGGCGGCACCGGCGTAGATGTCTGGTTCCGTTCAGCCGGGCAGACTTTGGGAGGTATCAGGAGCGGCAGTGCTGGCGGTTTCCAAACAATGGAAATGTGGAGCGACGGCGTCTCGAACCCTCTATCCTTTAATGCCACCTATATGGGAGGGATTCAGCATACGCAGCTTCTCTTAGATATGACCAACAGGGCCTCAACGTTTTCAGGTTCTGTAACCATTTATGATGACGACTTATCAAAGGCCGGCCTCACCGTCACAGGAAGCACTCGGCTCAGTGGTTCTTTTGCGGGGGGATATCGGCGAGTCAGCGACGATTATCAAATCGCGGAGCATCTCTATACTAACTATATTATTGGAGTGTCGGGCTCTTTAAGCTCTCCGGTGCGAATAACTCTTCCGAGTGCGTCGGTTGGGCCCGGGCACACACTAATTATTAAAGATGAAGACTACGGAACGCGCTCCGAAGCCAATGCCATTACCGCTAGTATTTCGGGCAGCACTGATTTGGTCGAGGGAGACCACGAATATTACCTTTATGGCTCCATGGGTTCCATTACTCTTTATTCCGACGGCATAGACAAATGGTTTGTGGTATAAGCGAGCTGAAGGCATGCGAAAGAGATGGCATATAATGTTCTTACAGGATCAGTTAACTATCTTACCTCTACCGGCAGTCTTACGATCGCCGGCACCTTTGTTGGCGACGGCTCTGATTTAATAAAAACTCGCGGTATCAACACCGTTGTCGCTGATTCCGCCGCAGATAATCGTCTCATTAGCTTTACCTCTACGGGCGGGAGCGTAGTTCAGGGCGAACAAAACCTTCTTTTTGATGGTCAAGAGCTTCGAGTTCTTGGCCGAGTTACTTCCAGCGCCGAGGTTTCGGCGTCGGCTTTTTATGGAGATGGTGCAGGTCTCACAAACGTCACCTCTACCACATCGCCCGCGGGCCCCGCCAACGCCATTCAGTTTAAGGATGATAATGCCACGGGAGGAGACGCCGACTTTACGTGGAACAAAAACACTAATCTTGTAACGGTACTGGGCGACGTCACTGCGTCTTTAAATGTTTCAGCCTCGGCTTTTTATGGCGACGGCTCTAAGCTTACCGGCATTAATGCTGGTTCGGGCGGAGGTATCTTTACCGAGATTAATGGGTCGAATGCATATACCACCAGTAGTGTTAAGATTGGCTCATCTGGAACGCCAGCTGCAAACCTTCATGTTAGTGGAACAACTTATTTAAGCGGCGGTGTTATTTTTAGACGTGTTGTAGTTACTGCGCATCACACCGCCTCTGCTAATGAATATGTATTAGGGGTAAATACTGCAGCTGCCATTTCTATTTTATTAGATGCGACCGCATTCGCTGATGGACAGACACTTGTGATTAAGGATGAAGTTGGGAGCGCTAGCGTTAATAACATAACTTTGCTTGCTAGCGGCGCTCAAAAGATCGATGCCGACTATACTTCGGTGCTAATTGAGTCTCCTTTCGGGGCCCTGAGCCTTTATAGTGATACCAGTAACTGGTTTATTTTCTAGTATTATCAAGGCTTTAAAAAAAAGCTTATTTTTAGTTGAAATAAAAGGCGCCTTTATTCGTCTGAGGTCCTATATGGTATGAGAAAAACTCATATGTATAGCCAGTGCGTAATGCACATATACACATTTTTTGGAGGGTATAAATAATGGCTTATAAATTTCAGACGGGTGCTGCCCAAATGGACGGTAACCTATCACAAGAAGGAACTTTATCCGGTTCTGGCGACTTGCATCTTGCGACTGCACTCGACATTAACGGTTCACAGGTTCTTAGTAAGAATACACTGGGATCCCCGGTACTAGCTTCTTCACTTACTAGTGTTGGCGCTCTCGGTGGTGGTTCTATTTCTTCCGGCTTCGGTGCGATCGACAACGGTGTGAGTAACATCACTACTGGTGGTAAGCTCATTATCGACGTTAATGGTTCGGCGCTCGATACGGCGGGTTCGCTCGTCCTCGGTGCCTCTGCGCAGTCGGCAATCTACGACGATGGTAGCGGCAACTTAGTTCTTGATGGACCAAGCCTCGGCGGGATTAATCCCAAGGTGGCCGGCACGTCTGTCGGTACTTGGGATGCTAATGGTATTGATCTAGTCGACGGTGACGCGTTCTATATTAACAGTGCCGGCGTTCTTAACGCAACCACTCTTGGTGGAGCAGTTGTCGCCTCTTCACTTACTAGTGTTGGCGCTCTCGGTGGTGGTTCTATTGCTGCCGGCTTCGGTAACATTGACAACGGAACGAGCAACATCACCACTGGTGGTAAAATGGTGATTGATGTACTCGGTACAGCCATTGATGCTGCTGGTGCTATTACTCTGGGCGCCGCTCAGCAGGGTGCTGTTTATGCTGAGGCTACCGGGCTTAGACTGGATGCTAAAACCGGTCTTGACGTAGAATTTTGTGTTGCTGGTACTAAAGTAGCTGCTATCGATGATGAGGGTATGGACCTTGTTTCAGGTGATGAGTATCATATTGATGGCTCCAGTGTTCTTAGCGCAACCACTCTTGGTAGTGCAGTTGTTAACTCGTCGCTTACCAGTGTTGGCAATCTTGCTGGCGTCACCAGTTCTGCTGGTGTCCAGTTTGATTCTACAGTGCAGCTTGATGGAGTTGCAGACGCAGCCCTATCTGTGTCGGCTGACAGTCTCTATTTCTTAGATGCCACCAATGGGCTTATGAAGAGAGACTCGGTTGCGGATATTGTTGGTTTAATGGCTGGCACTGTAACCACGACGGGCCTCGAAGATGCTTCGGGAGTTCTCAACGTCAGTATTGATGGGTTGACGGCGGCCACTATGGCTACTGGCGATCTCTTGATGTTCGATGATGGTGCCGGCGGCACATTGCGAAAGGAAACCATTGACGACATGTTCGGCCTTGGTCCGGCACTCTGCACCGCTGCTATTTTCTCCCCGGGCAACGACTTTGTTAACTTTTTGGACGACGGCGCGACCGGTGAGTGCAAGAAAGATCAGTGGTCAGACATTGCTACCTTGGTTGCTGGTGCTGGTATCACAGCCACTGACGGTGTCTTTTCGGTTACTGCTGATTCAAGTACGCCGAATGCAATGAGCGGAGGAACTTCGGCTTCTCCGGCGACGATGGACGAAGGTCTTAACTATGGTAGTACTGCGATGCTTGGGCCGGAACAGTACTGGACGGTACCTGCCTCCGGGCTGGCGCTCGGCGACGTTGTTCGCGTTAAGGCTCCTGCTGGTGTCACTGCGGACAATTTTGTTAGGATTACTGCTAGCGTTGCTCAGAACGCCACGTTCGATGGTGAGACCAAGCTCGACCTGGAATCGCCGTATGCAGCGGTAAGTTTGTTTGTGATTAGCGCAGATCCGCTTATTTTCCGGATCATCTAATCTGAAGAAATCTTCAGACTAGAGAATCTGTACAAATCGGGGCGGCTATCTTTCGGGGTAGCCGCCCTTTTTACATTTAAGAATCTATTTACAGTGAGATGGCATATAAATATACCAAGGGCTCAGTTCGCCGCGGCGATATTTACAACGAAGATGATACCCAAGGCAACACTTATTTAGACTGGAGCGAGGATGCGGCTGGCTTTGTAGTTGGCGGTGAGCTGGTTCTAGCGGTGTCTGCGTCAGTCGTAAGCGTGGCCGTCCCCTTGGCCGTCGACGGCAACGTGAGCTCTAGCGGTATTATTTATGCAACGGATTTGTACCTAAACACCAACGACGACAGCACCCAGACGACGATTTATGTTCAAGGAGAGAACGGTACCGAGTTCTATTCTCTGGGTACTGGAGGATTTAACTTGACTTCGGGTGGTGAGATAAGACTTCTAGCAGGCTCCGGGGCAGCACTGCATCTAGGCACAAATGCCGCCGATAGTAAAGTCGTGGTCACCTCCGGCGGCGACGTAGGCATCGGCGACACATCCCCCGATTATACTCTGGACGTTGCAGGCGACATAGGGATCAACGACTACATTTACCACAATGAGGATGCGAATACCTACATAGGATTTCCGAGTGTTAACAAAGTTAATCTAGTTGCTAACGGGCATTCCTTCTTGAAGTATGACGGGGACATTTTAATAAATAATGCGAATCGCGATCGTGATACAAAGATCATGGCTGACGATGGGAATGTTATGTTGCATGTCGACGCTGGAGATAATAGAGTAGGTATACATACCACGTCTCCCGGATCAACCTTCGAAGTCAGCGGCTCACAGGCGGGCAACTATACCCAAACAGCCGCAAGCATCACATTTACCGAAACTCATTATGTGGTTGATTATACCGGGAATGGCAATGCCACATTCACGCTCCCAGCCTCTTCGGGAGTTACCGGCAGACAATATCATATTATAAGCCATAACCAAGCTGAACTCGGTGTGCTTACTATCACTGGTTCGGGGGGAGACTTTCAAGGCGCACATCTTGATGGAGATGCGGCCACAGTAGAAATAGAGGGCTGGACGCCGCAAAGTTTGAGTTTAATTAGTACCGGCACCAATTGGTTTATTCTCCATGATGGTCGGACCCAAGAAGAATAACATGAGGATACTAACATGGCAATAAACGCAGCTTATATTTGTGATACAAAAACCGATCAAACGGTGGGAGGTAAAAAGACTTTTACTAAAGAAATAAAGGCGCCGGCCTTTGTGGTAAAGAAGGGCCCAGAACTTACTTCTAACAAAGACGGCGCTCTCCTGGTGAAGGGGGTTGTGAGCGCAGCTGGGTTTGAAGGAGATGCGTCGCGTTTAAAAAACTTTTCCGTAAAAAATATGAACGCTGCCGATATTGAGCCATCAATTGCCATTAATAAAGGCGATTACCTTTTGGTTCAAAAAATAGTGGACACCGACAGCGAGCTAAAGAAAATAAAGATCAATGATGTATTAACGCTCATACCTTCTCAAAATGGTGTGTTATTTAACTTTATTAATAATGGATCCAATAAGGGAGATGGCGCAGAGTTGTTAAAAGGGCGCAGCACCTCCGGGAGATCTCAGGTTCTAAACTTTAGAACCTTGCACGGAAGCGCTAATATAAATATTATTCAGGAAGAAAACGCTATTCATGTGGATTTGAACGAAGAGATAAGCATTTCTACATTGCAAGCTGACGAGGCTTTGGTAGTGCCGCGCCTCTGTCGCCACACAGTGGAAAGCCCGATTAATGGCATGTTTGTATATGATGAAAAAGAACATCGATTTTATGGCTATGCCAAAAACCGTTGGATACCAACGCGCCACTCCATGGCTGCCGGCCCTAATATAGAACTACTTTACGGGGAAAATGAAATTGATATAAAATTAAAGGATCAGATACAGGTGGAGACTGTTTCAGCACAGAAAATTTTGATTGCGCCGCGACGCAACATAGATGAAATAAAAGACCCAGACGAGGGGAGCATTGTATACGATAGTGTTAGTGAAAGATTTTATGGTTTCTCGGGCAAAGGCTGGGCATCTCTTCAGCAATCATAAAAAACTGCTTTTATCTCTACTTACCACTATTTATTGGTGTATAGATATAGATTGGGAGTAATTTTATGTCTTCATTGTTAGAACAGGCGATTATAGATGCGGGAGCCCTTAAAGAGGCAGCTCTTAAAAACGCAGAAAGCGCCGTGCTAGAAAAATATTCTACAGAAGTTAAAAACGCTTTAGGATCTCTCTTGGAGCAAGAAGTGGGCATGCCCATGGGTGCTGTACCAGAGATCGATTCTTCTTTTCTTGATGATGTACCATTGGCGCACGAAGATGTGGCTATTGATGGGCCCGACGATGACGATGTAATCGAAATTGATTTTAATGACTTAAAGTCTCGGCTTCAAGCAGAAGAGGAATCCGGCATCGAGGCTGATCCCGCAGAGATGTTCGGATCCGAAGAAACGGCAGAAGAAATTTTTGGAGTCGAAGAGCCCGCACAGCCCTCGGCATTTCCAGACCAAACCGCGGCAGCACCGGAATCCCCCGTTATGGCTGAAAAGATTGAGGTATCAGACGAGCTTATTGATGCCATCGCTGAGGAACTGACAGTTGATGTTGCGGCCCGACTAGGGGGATGGTCTCCGCTTGCCAGCGCCGAAACCCAATCACATGCTCAAGAAATGGCAGTTGAAGAAGAGGCGGCTGCAGCGCAGTCTGCAGACGTCACGGCTGCTCTAGAAAAAAATCTAGAACTTTATGAATCACAAGTTGCTAACCTTCACGTTGAGGTTGGCAGCTTAAGGTCTTTGCTTGGAGAAGCAAAAGACCAACTAAATCTTTTGATATTAGAAAACGCCAAACTTCTATATCAAAATAAGGCTTTGAATAGCGCCTCCCTGAATGA